TTGATAGCAACACCCGGAGCTTCGGCTAACCAGCCTATCAGCCTATTATAGAAGCTCTCAAAGTCCCCTGCCACATCCATCGCAAATCCCACTATGTAGGAGAGGGGGGTAGTGATCCAGCCTATCAGCCTACTCACAAAGCTCTCAAAGTCCCCTGCCACATCCATCGCAAATCCCACTATGTAGGAGAGGGGAGTAGTGATCCAGCCTATCAGCCTACTCACGAAGCTCTCAAAGTCCCCTGCCACATCCATCGCAAATCCCACTATGTAGGAGGGAGCGTTGGCTACCCAGCCTATCAGCCTACTATAGAAGCTGTTAAAGTCCCCTGCCACATTCATGGCGAAGTCGAAGACGAATTTCTTAACGTCTTTGTCCCAGTCCTTTAGAGTATCCATGATCTCCGCCCCCGCCGGCTTCAAGATAAAGTCGAAAGTAAGCTTAGAGATTTCAGGTAGCATATCCAGCATTCTTAGGAAATCATCTAATCCACTCCCCAGCTCCTCTAAACCGATCTTGACCGAGCCCCACCATTCCTCTATCTGTGTACGACTCTCCGGAAAGCGTCTGTCCACTTGCAGCAGGGCCTCTTCTAGGGTGACCATACCTGACGCCGCGTCCGCAGTGCCACGCACGAGCAAGTTGATAGCGTCGATATCCCCGAACATAGCCTTACCTACAGCTACCGCAGCCTCTTCAAACCCGACGCCGGCGACCTTGGCAAGTTTCATGGTTTGGGTCAGACGTTCCACGGAGACGTCGGTAGAGCCACTTTGGTTGACGAGGATCGAGAAGGCTCGGGAGACTTCCGATTGAGTCGCGCCGGTCTCGAAGGCTATATCCCGGAAGTGGGGAGCCATACGGCCGAAAGCTTGCTGCCCCACCTCACCGAAGGATATTAGAGAGAACGCAGAGGACGCGAGACTGTGCCGCAGCTCCGTACCCGCCTGCACCATCTGCTGCATGATAATGCCGGTGGAAAGACCACCGACACCGATCAAGGCAAGGCCCTTGGTCAGGTTCCCGAAGCTACCACCCAGTGTTTTCGTGGACTTGTCCAGCTTGTCGGTCTCGGCCCGCACGTCCTTGAATCCGCCTTCAGCCTTGGCGGTCTCTGCGGTGACCTCGATTCGTACCTCGTTAGCTGCTGCCATTTACCATGCCTGCATCCATTCTTGCTTTACCGTAGTCTTCCATGTACGGAATAGGGGGAGACCCGCCCGGACCTGGACCGGAGGCTCCATCTTCTGGATCCTTCGGAGGCTGAATGGCGAGTATCTGAAAGAGTAGGTCTGCTGGTTCCTGCAATATCTGGGAGGGGAGGACACCGTACCGGCGCGCAAATCCGTCGATCATTTCCAGACGGATAATCTCTACTGGTTTGGTAACGACGGTTCCATCTGCTGCGACGGCGCCTTCTCCAACTTGACGCCATTTGCCGAGCTCCCGGATAAAGGGCCTGGCAGAGTCGTCACCGCCTTAATCCATTCTTGGATGATCTGCTGAGAGAACCAGAGCTCACAGCCCGGACCACCGTGAGGACCTATCAGAGGGAGAGCGCCATGCTCATTCTCCAGGTTCCAGTCAACCAATACCTCAGAAGCTAATCTCTTAAAGGTTTCAACCACGACGGCACCTTTGTGATCTTCCTCGGCAGCATCCGAACGGGCTTTCATCTGCATTATCTCGAACACCGTGTCAGTAGAGACACTTAGACGCACCCGGACCTCGGCTCCTGCATAATCACCGAAGTCCTCATTGAAGGCGAGCGTCGCCGTTCTGTCGGGAACCCTAAAACCAGCTTTCTCGGCCATCGGGTCACCTCCTGTTACGATTTATTATCTTTTGACTCTACTCGAGGAGTAGCCTTTCCGTAGAGGGGCTGCGAATTAAAGAGGTTACGACCAAGTGGGAGCTGTACCACTCTGAAGAGATCCAGGGCAATCGAACGTAAACTCGCCGGTTGCAGCTCTGGTTAGAGGGTAATCGGTGATCCAGCACTCGTTCGTGAGAGTCTGACCACTAATTACCATGGTCACGGTACGAACGACGGATGCACTGCCGACCGTTTTGAACACGTCGTGAGAGGCGTTGCTCCCATCGTTGAAAATCCCCATGAGATTGATCGAGAAGTCGGCCAGCAATAGGATCCTCTCCACTGCCGACTTGTCCAGTCCCGTCGCGTCCTGGACTCCACGAGGCATGGTCCAACGAACTGAGGTTAGATCGTTGACCAAGGCCCTCAGAGTGCTTCCGCTGTCATCCACCGATGCGGTGGTCCATCCTAAGCCCGATTCCTTTGCCATGGCTATCCACGCTCCTTACTAAGTAAATTGAACTCTTCGTTCATATCCCATAACCAGTGATCGATCTCCTTGGTCCTGATATCCTGGCCCACTCTATGGATCATCACCGGTGATTTCTCTAACTTCCTGAAATGAGGACGGAAGCACTCCTGGCCGGGATCGAAATGAAACATAGTAGTCCCATCCCCGACTCGTTGCTCCCTGAAACGGCGCTCCGACATATGCTTTATATAGTCGGCCTGCACTGACAGCGTCGGCACAACGGTGGTCCACCCTTCCACATGGTGCTTGCACCGGGTCTCTCGGCAGCTTGCCGGCACCATGTGGGTGTCCTTGGGGGTATTGACCGTAAATGTCTGGCTGGCTACCCTGGGGAGAAGTAGGCTAGTACCCCTCGACGTCAACGGACTCTCCTCTACGAATCATCATGGCGAATACTGCGTTGCTGAACGAACCAGTCGTGGTGGCTCTGACTGCCTTCTCCACGGTACCTGAGACCGTTATCCGTTCTGCTCCCTGGGACTGTATGGTAAAGGTCCCGAGTGTGGCCCAACTGCCATCGATCCCGTTGGTGGTGTCGGAGGAGTCCTGGACCACGAAGGTAGGGGTGCCACTGGCCACCGACATCACTTGGAGGTACAAAGCACAACCAGCTGTGGTCTGAGACTCCACCTTGCCGGTGGACGAGCCGGAACTCGAGTGTGTTATCTTGCCGGCTGTAACCGACTCCCCCCACTCCAGGACCTTGCCAGATCCAAGACACTGAACCAATCCCAGGAGATCTCCCGACTCGTTCCGGTCCCAGTCAAAATTCATCTGCTTCGCTAACAGACCCGCAGCAACTTCTCCAAGGGTCGAGCTGATAAATAGGACGGCTACCACGTCTGCTGTGGGTGGAGCTTTCAAGGCCGCGAACTGCTGATTGGCTGCGTCGTTAAAGAAGTTCCGGAAGGAAATTTCTCCGCTTCGCTTACCGGGGATTCTCTCTACCGCCGACTTGTTGATTCCCGTAGCAAGTAACAACTCGACCGGACTCGAGATCCGGTCAAAGGAACCCACATCCCCGGACAGGTCATAGCCGGCAATGAAGAACGATTGACCCAGACCCGATTTCTTAGCCATCGATTGTCTCCCTCCTGAGAAAACCCCTGGATACCAGATCGTCCATACTGTCTTGGGACATCCGGACCGGCTTCACGAATTCCTCTCCCTCGAACCACTCCCAGTTGTTGCCGTTTTGACCGAATAGAATGATCCGGGTGCCGATAGGTACACTACGAGGGTTTTGGACTATGTACTTTTTCTTTGTGGTCATAGGGTGCCTCCCATCCGTATGAGTAGGTACGAAACTCGCTGCCTAGCGGAGGAATTAGGGCTGTTGTTTTGCCTCCTTGATAAAGGCGTAAAGGGCTTTTACCAGTTGTCCAGATTCTTTGAAACCGATCTTTTCATCTCGTAATGCCTTTGTGATTTCGGAGAGAAATCTACGCAATGGCTTTCGGTACTCTACTAGGAGCAGCAAAGTATCGAAGTCTGTGAAGCATAGCGCCCAGAGTGTCTTCACCCTTCTCAGCACAGATAATGCCCCCCCCGGAAAATATGGCATGTTATAGCTATGGTCGGTCTTCAGTTGTACCAGTTAACGGCTATCGTTGCCTACTACGGTGTATGCGTCTCGTCTGAATCCACTATCATTGGAACGGTCATGTCCCAGCCCTTGAAAATAGTCTGAGCTATCGTTACCTGGCCATACTGGAGGTTAAGCCGCTCTCCGAACTGGCCCCCTATGTCAATGTTCCGGATCTTACCGGCCAAGCTGAAGTCGTTGCCCAGGTTCTTCAGCAGGTGAGCTCCTGCCGCCGCTAGCAGCTTCTCCATGTCGGCTCTCGGTTCATACTTGAAATCCATGTATGCCCGGACAATCACGGTATGCACTTCGGTGTGAGAGTTTAACTGAGTATCGGCTATATACATCCGATCCACGAAAATCGCCGCCGACATGATCTTCGAGTCGGGAGGGTCGATGTACTCCCCGATCTGCGTCGCCTTGAACTGGCCCAGGTCAGCACAGTGGCTATGTATCACGTCGAGGGCATCCCCTATTTCAAAAGCCATTTACCCACCGTTCAACTGGTCAATGTATTGCTGGACCACACGGTTAGATATAGGTCGGATCTGAGAGCGGATCCAAATGGCTGTGCGCCGAAAGGATGCGTACCCCCGGAACCGACCGCCGCCGAACTCCAGCCAAGGACCATAAACTACTCCACTGTCAGTAATGAGGAACCAACTGCCCATGTCTAGGGCATGCACGTTCCGTCGATAGTGCCCGGTGCTGGCCCGGCCCTTCTTGGCCTCAGAGACGGACAGGTAGACCCCTGACGGCCTCGGGCGGAGCACCTTATGCAAATGGCTCTCCCCGGCCTCTGCCGCCTCTCTGCGTATCCTGTGGGCCATACTCTGGACAATCTGAGGACCGTCACGGAAGAACCGGCCCGAGACTTTGATTGATACGGGACCCGGCATTACACAACCGCCCCATAGAACATCCGCTTGTATTTCTCCGCGTCAAGCCACAGCCCTTTGATGATATCGCCCTTCCATTCGAGGGGACTCTCGCCGGCGCCGATGGTCCTACCGTACCCGGCTCTCTCGTTGTGGACGCCGGCTATTGCCTCGGCCAAACAGAGCTGAACGATGTCTCCGGGGATCTCGTACTTGGAAATGGCCGTCGTGTCTGCATGGGTAGCGGCCGTGGTGCCGTTGACACCCCGCACGATGGTTAGGGTTCGGTAAACATGGACGGCAGTGTCGTCGGTATGGGCAGCGAGAGCGGAGCCGTCGTACGCACGCACGACGGTAAGGGCATTGGTGGATATGTCCTCTATGAACATCCTTTCCGAATCCACCAAGATAACTTCGCCGGCCACCAGGCCATGGCTCCCATCGACGTTCACCGTCTTGTCGGCCATGTCTTTAGTAACGCTGCTGCCGGACTCGTTCAATAGGATGCTGCCCAAGGCCGCGCTGGTTTTCTTGGTGACAAGAACCTGTTCGCTCTCGATCAACAGGGTGTCTCCCACGCCAATCAGGGAGCTGTCGGAGCAAGTGAAGGATGTAGCAGTCGAAGAGGATGCCAGACCACTACCGTCCACGGTCCCACCGGTCTCGGTATCCTCTTTCCATCCCCACCTACCGGCGACACTGATGGACCTCTGAGGGGTGTTGCCACTCTCAAACGCGGCGGTAGAAGAGAGGTCTATCTCGATCCGATCATAAGGTGGGCCCCACTGTGGCTCCAAGAAGTAGTCGGTAGCGGCTATGGTAGTAGGGCTGGCGTCCTGAGCCTGAGTCTTAAGAGTGGTCAGAGCCACGAGGTAGCGGGGGAGCTCCAGGACATATCTAGGGGCTCGGTCTCGGGGTGGCCATCTGTAAAGACGAGTCTCAGTGACAGGGACGAAGGTGGTACGCAGGGCGTTCTCGATCTTCTGAGAGGCGGACTTGAGGTGTCGGAGGATCCGGGCGTTCTCCGAATCGCCGTTACTGGACGATCCGGATTTCACCATTTCTAGTGTGGCGTAATATCGTGGCATCTACTCATCCTTGCTTTCTAGGACGGTCAATACCGATTAGGTTTTAACCGTTGAACTGATAGTCCCCCATGGGACACCGGAGGCTTCCGCGGCCGTTGTCCATGAGTATCTCGCCATCGTTGGGACAGGCTACCGGGCGCTCACTACGTTCCCGAGCCTGAATGTCCCTGTTCTCTGCGATAATATTGTGAAACTGCTCCCAGGACATTTAATCGTCGTCCGCCTCTTCGTCTATTTGCTCCGGAGTCTTTTTCTCATCCTCGTCTTTGAGTTGGTTGATAATGTGAGACGCGGACATGCTGAACAGGAGCATGGAGTATTTGCGTGGCTTGACGCCTCTTTCCTTTGCCTCGTGCGTGACAGGCACCTCACGATTGAGCACCTTGTGTAACCAGTCGTAGGTCTTATCCTTCAAGACTATGGTTGCGTCACCGTTCACTCGGTCGAGCTGGTTCCATAGCTGGTGGACCCTCATGGGATCGTTGTGACTCTGGACGCTCTCCGGGATCCTGAACATCACCAGTTGCAGAACATCCTTGGTAGTAGCCGCGACCATTTCGTACTCAGGTTTATCGTCGGACCCGCCAATGCGAACGGGCTCCCCGTCGTCGTCTGTTTTCACTATTCTGAAAGGTTTACCGTCCACGTACGTGATGGGTTCGTTTGTTAGAGTCTTAGCCATGGTTGCCTCCTAAGGGGCGGCGTTGCCACTATAGTTGGATACCGGGCAGGAGGGATCCCCGCACGAGTGTCCTTTCACAGAATTTACCCGAGAGGTTCTAGACGCCGCCAGCAAATCCCCGCCGAACCGTTCGATTTCCGACACCAAGTTGGCCGCTTGGGTAGCATCGGCCGCGACTTTTCTAAGGTGGGACTGAACTTCCGCGTGATATGTCTCAGCCATAGACTTAATCCTCCAGGATCTTTACTCGCTCTGTTAATTCTTGGATACCTTTGACGATCATACCGGTGAGTAGATCTGCTTTTACTGTCCAGGGATTACTGTGGGTGCTGCAATCCACGCCATTCAGACAATTGCGGCAGTAGGCTCCACCCTGAGTATTCACTGCCCAAGGCGCTACCCGGTACACGTCCTGGGCCATTAAGCCGACGTACTTACCGTCGTAGATGCCGCCAAAGGGAACGTGACTATCGTAGTCGAACGACTTCACCGGGATCATATTGAGCAAAACTGTCGCCTGTCCATCCCACAACTCAATATCTGACTTAACACGCACATCGGAGGTAACGTCAATAGAGGAGTTGCCAATGTAAAGAGTGGTAGAGGCAGCTCCCTGAGTGGCGTCGTCTATCTCGTTGTCTCCAGAGTCGGCTCCGATCCTTATTCCGGCGGCGGCTATCAGGCTATCATTGCCACCATCCAGCGTGAGAAGGGTCACGCCGCCCGTCTGTAGTATCAGGTCACCCGCACCCTGAGCGTTCAAGGTCAGGTTAGTGCCACTAGCCGTATTGACTTCAACGGCTTGCTGGAAAGAGAATGTGGCGCCGGACGTAGCCATAATCAGTCTAGGGTTTATCGACAAAGCGGCCCCCGCCGAGAAAGTTAAGCCGTCGCTCGAAGCGTTTTCCAGCCCTATAGTGAAGTTTTGCTCTCCCTCAATCAGAAACCTCAACTGAGGGTCGCCGCCCGAGGCTCCACCTGACCTAATAAGCAATTCCGCGTCAGATGCAACATTGGTATTGTCGTCATTCTCAACTATGAGTCCACGGATGCTTCCCGCTGCGTTACCCCATACCATGGCGTAGCCAGCGTCGGGAGCGTCTGGGTCCGCATCCAGCACCAGAGACACACCGCCATTGTAGCCGCTAAGATAGAGCACTCCGGCAGAGGAATCGAAGAATAGAAACTCTTCTGAATTGCCGCCCCTGTTCCCAGCGAAAAGGAAATCTCCAGACGCTGTGATATTAGACAGGACAAATGAGTTGGCAGCTACCGCCGAAGTAACTGGCGTGCCCACAAGCACGTTGGTCAAGGCAGTGTCCGCAGCTAAGGAAGTGGACCTATTAAGGCTCACGGTATCGTTACCGTCGCCCCAGGAGAAGAGGATATCATCGGACACGTTCTGAGCCGATGCGAACAACGTGGCCCAGGCAGGAAGCCCGCTAGAAGTAGTAAGGACCTGACCGGCACTACCAATCGCCAGAGCTCTCGGCGATCCGACTACGTCGTCCACATAGAGCAAATCCCCAACTACGGCACCATCGATACGGTGAGCGTCTTTAGCCCCGTATTCGGGACCTGTAAGAGGGGAGCCACCCTTAGCGGTAGCATATAGAGTATGGTGTAGCTCATTCGCCATTTATATCACCGCCAGTAGACGTGTACGACGCCCTTCTTGGCATTCCCGGCGCTGCTAACCACACAGTCCACGAGGGAGTGGGTGAGCACCGGGACCAACGCTGTCGTGGATCCCACTGTCTGCTCTTTCATTGGGAATACCTCTTCGTTGTTGGAGGTATGCCTGTTAGCCAAGAGACTTTGAGCGAGGTCAAACGTATCCTCGTCGTTCAACACGATGTCGTAGTTGGCACTAGGGGCATCGGTACCGTCAGGGTTTGTGACAACTCTCACAATCTGCCCGCTGATAAGGGGGGTGGCCCCGCCATTCACGTCTCCGGAAGCATCCGAAGTCCACGTATACGTAGTCTTTCGGACGCTCCCGAATTCCATTTCGGTTACTACCATTGTGCCGGCCATTGACTAACCTCTCTAGCTGGCTACGGTGGTGGGTATCAGCCGGGCGCTCTGATCGATTGCGTCGGCCTCATAGTTTTCGTGGCACATGCAAGATCCGGGATCGAGCATGGACCCGAGCGTACCTTCGGCAAATAGGTTGTTGTTAATCATCCCCGTCGCAGCTGCCGAGAATATGAGGGACGGGCCATAGATGAAGTCGTTAAAGGATACCTGGCACTGGGTGTGAGCCGATGCGGAGTTGATGCCACCCACGTCCCAGGCATTCGTATCGTTCATGCCCAAGAAGCGGTTGTTATGGATGTAGAGCTCAGTGACCACTGCCTCGATCTCGATACCAGCGTCCGGTCCGTTGGCCGTCACGTTGAAGGTACACCCGAAAATCTCAGCGAAGTCTCCGGTAGCCGTGATGGTGATGGCTTCCAGGTCGTCGGCGCCAAGGTCAAACCAGCAGTTGGACACGACGCAACTTGCGCCCACGATATCGACTGCCGCGCCGCCTGTACCTGGGGCCGTGGTAGCCTCGTTGAACATCACGTTGTCCAGCACACAGTTGGCCGCGTCCAGGGCGATGCAGTCGCCGGCCACGTTCTGCGTAAAGGTGGGACGGGCCGTACCATGTCCCAGACCGAGGATACTCACGCCGGCTACGTCCACGGTAATCTCATCGGTGACCGTCTCTACATGGCCGGGCAGCATGAATACCGCGTCACCCTGAGAGGCGTAGACAGGAGAATCGATGGCAGACTCCAGATCGGTGAACGCGGAGTCAGGGTGTAAGCCATAGCCAGCCGTGGTCCCGCCGTTGTTGGTATTACTGTCAACGAAGAACACGTTGCCGCTAAAATACGTGGCGTCAGTGATTACAGGGAGAGCACCCGGAGTCTGCTTCCAGAAAAGGCCGCTTCTGGCACCTCTGATAGTCACCGCGCCGCCGGCCACTGCCACTGCACCAATCCTCTTGGCCATAACGTCATAGTAGAGGTGTCGCGCACGTTGCGGGACCCCGAAGTAGAAGGCCCGGCGTTGTCGACGGTTCCAGGAGCGTTCTGCGGCCTCTGAGGAGCCGATAGCACCGAACTGGTACACGAGCACCTGGATATAGAGCATCTTGTAGAACTTCGGAAAGGCTCCCAGGTTGATACCCAGGTGGCCTCTGGCCATGTCGATCATTCCGAAGATGGCTACCAGGCAGATAATCCACCACGGACCCTGGAGATTAGGACTTCTCAGTAGTTTCAGCATAGCGCCTCCTAGTTTTTCGGGGTTCTAACCCTTGTTTCTGTTCGGCTTGGCTGGAATGGACCATCTTGTCCTCGTGGGGCGCAGTTAACCCACGCCCCCTAACAGAGGACTCGCGGCTGGAGCCGTCCCTATTACTCCGGTAACTCAGTAGCATTCCAGTACCTCTTGTTTACGATGGCGATGGCCTTTACCAGAAGATCAGTGGCAATCGCTTTATCAACAGGGCCATGTTCCTGAGCCATGGCGATTAGGTCGTCGTGGGCGTGAAATACTAAGACCGCCCATTTCTCACGCCTTTTCTGATTGCCTCGGAAGATTGGGGGAAGGTCACTCGTTCGGCCCGTCAGAGACCTCTTAACCACTAATCCTCCGGTACATTGACTACAGAACCGGTCTGCTCCAACCCGAAAGCCGCTGACGGGGTATATCCTCTGGACGCCGCGCCCATAGCAGCTAGCGCCGGCTGGTGTTCGCCTCTGGCCTGCGCCTCCGAAAAGGCCAAAGCGTCGGGTCCGCCATTGTCGTACATGGGGCAACCGCAGCGTTTGCAATGCGGTGGAACCTGCTCTTCTTTACCATCCCCATCGATGGACCTAAAGCCCTTGGTGCAGTTGGGACAGTGCTTGTACAACAACTTGTCGCTTCCCATATTAGGCTGGCTGGTTTTCAAAACCATGTTCTTCAATCCTTTCATCTGCGACTATTATCCAGATACGATCGCACAGTTTGCACCGGTCCATGTGAGGGGTGCCATCGTGGTCCGGGCTCCAACGGGCTTGGCAGTATCCACAATGGAGCACTCCTTGCTCATCGATCCGGGCCACCGCGATCTCTACCGTGGGAGGGATGTCTCCACGGCGCCTGGCCATGCGGACTTCCCACCACCACACTATCTCTTCGGGCCACGTCCCTGTCACCTCGTGCCATACAAGAGCCTTGGATCGAAGCCTCTGGAGCTCTGCCGGCGAAAGGTATTCCATCCACTCGTGGTGCCAGGGTATATACGAGAGATCCAAGGCCGCATACTCAAGGACCTTATCCCGCCACAGGAGTATCGGCAGATCACCGGGGACCTCTCGCTTGTTACCCTTGAACACCGTAGCTGGCATCAACTTACCTTCTAGGTATTGGGATCGACGTAGACCTTGGAGCCGGTAGCGGCTACGCCCTGGAGTTGCTTCTGAGGGTACTGGTACCCATAGGACACCTGGACGGCCATCACGTCGTCCTGGCCGGTATTGCCGTCCTCTCCGACAGTGGTACGGATGGAGTCGTCCCCACCTTCAACGTCCAGGTCCTCGGCTCTTGCTTCCAGGATTACGAAGTCCCCGTCGGCGTCGACTGGGTTATCGGTATCGTAGTTACCACCGGAGGCGTCAGAGGTCAATTCCCCTGAGTTGGTACCAGAAGTGTCCTGAGCCGCTTCGAGACGGCAATGGTCAAGATCGTCCGATCCATTCCAGGTACCGAGCTCCACGTACGTACACACGCGCACGTGGTTCTTATGGGAACGCCATGCGGTACTGGCCGTGGTGCCTCCGACGTCCGTACCGCTCGGGCTCACGATGTCAAAGACGGCGTGTTCACTGAGTCTCTGGCTCATTAAGACAATCCTCCTATTGCTCAGGTCCGCCCACCCCATGGCTAAGGCGTCCTCACTAGGTTGCTACTTATGCTCTTGTTGCCAGAGCGAGGAACGGACTCAAAGTGTTGGAGCCGTTCCGGGGGGTCAGGGCCGAGTCAATCCAGGGACGCCCGTCCACCCTTTGGATGAAACGGAAGTCGGTCTCGTCGTTGTTAAATCGCACATGGGGAGAGCTGGACATTTCCAGGGCCTGCCGATCGCCTATGAGGTAGTAGGACAGGTCCACCAGGTACATATCGCCAGAAGTCCCCAGGGTCTCGGCCTTCTCGGAGAAGAGGATCGGTCTGCCTAGCAACGTGGGAGTGGGGGAGCCCGTTATACCGCCGGCGGGGAAAAACATCGGCGCCCCACCGGTGCCCACGCTCAAACTCATAGTGTAGAGCTGAGTCTGTACGTCCGGGTTCATAATCCAGACGCTACGGGCAATACTCGAGGGGAGCATCCTGGCAAACATCTTGATGACGTTCTCGGTTAACACGGTGGTCGCGGCCTGTCCGGTCTCCTTGGCAACGGTCACCAGAGCATCGGCATTGAGGATGCCCACGGGCTGTCCGCCGCCTATGCCGGTGATAAAGGCGTCGTCCTCGAAGTAGGCCAGCGCCGACCCGAATAGCTGATTAATCAGAGATTCCAGGGTTATCACCGAGTCCCGCAGGAGCTCGTTACTCAGCCGGGTCCCGCCCAGCAGTTTCTTGGCTGTCAGACGTGCCTGCGCGAAACTGGGCTCGGTCTGGGTAATGGCTCCGGACTCTGGAGTCCAGTAGGCGGTCACCCCACCAAAGACGTTGCTGGCATGGCTGGTGGATCGAATAGAGGGGATCGCTACGGTCAAGCCGGCCATCGGGAGCACCCTGGCCCTGGACCGGATAATGGCCTCTTCCAGAGCGACCATTAGGAGCTCTGCCCGAAACTCTTCCGGTACAAGGAAGCCACCCTGATCCCCCTGTCCTTCTCCGAGCACCTTCAGCCGGGCATCCATACCCTTCAAGGTGACGTGGGGACTAATGGCTCGGGCGAAGTCCCGGAAGCCCTCGAACTCTCCGAAGGAATCCATACCAACGCCTGAGCCGGTCGCGGCGATCTGCCTTTGCTGGTGACGGGTCATTCCCAGCCCTTTGTACACGTCACTGATGTCGGTGTAGTTGCCGGCCACGTTACCCGAACTCATAGGCAGGCGCTTCAGAGCTCGCTTGGCCTCCGGAGTCATAAGAGTTTCGCTTTCATCGTAGAACTTTTTCAACTCTTCGGCCATCATGACTCGCATTTGGCCTTCGGACTCGCCTTTGTCCTGCTTCAGGAAGGCGGTAGCGTACCGCTTCGTGAACTCCTTGAAGTTTTCCGGCTTAGAGATAAATTCTTTATAGCGACCCGGATCATTCAAGAGTTCTTCCATCTGTTCGGGAGTCTCTGGAACTGCAATTACTTCAGGCATCCTTACACCTTCCTTCGGTTTGAATCGGCCAGACCTCTTTGAAGAGGGCGGCGTAGTCTATTGGTATGATCTGGTCGTCGTGGTCCTTGGGGTATGGCACCAGGAGCGTTTCCATGTCCTCTTCAAGGGCCTCGATCTTGCGCCATATAGCCTCGAAGGTTCGACCCGAGGCAAGAGCATCCTCGTCTACGTCCTTGACCATTCGCATGATCTGGACGCAGTCGGCATTGCTGGGAATGGATACCTGGGAGACTTCTAAGAGCTTCTGACCGTTGAAGATGTAATTCATGGGCCACGAGTCCTGATCTCCCACACGCTCGGCTTTGGACATGTCAGGGATGAACCCGACGCTAAATGCGGCCCGGCCCAACTGAGCGAGGTGGTATGCCCATTGAGCCTGTTCGTTGCCGGGGCCTTCGAGAAAATAGGTGGCCTCCCCAATAAGCCTCTGACCCTTGACCTCCATCTTGTCCCATTGAC